TCAAAAGTTTCTTTTCCTAGAGTTACTGGAACTTCTGCTTTGAAAAGTAGTATTTTATAAACATCAATAGATTGTTTTAGTTCAATCAATTCACCTAATGTCATTGCTTATCACTCCTAAATTTAATTGTTTAGCTATATCTTCTGTAACTTTGATAGGTTTAATGTGATACTTCATAAAAAAGCTCTTAACTCCTATCTTGTGTTGTTCTGTATGGTGTTCCCTGCATAAAGTCATAATGTAGTTACCTACATGATTTATTTTGTTTCGATTCCGTCCTGCACCTACTGCATGATAGTGTGCAATATCTGCATGTTTACCACATAGAACACAACGGCGATTCTTAAGGCATAACATTTGCTTTGGAAATTCATTTGGTAAACTGTCCCATGTCTTAGTTTTAAAGGGTATATCTTCTTCAAATAAGAAATTTAAGATAACTAAGATCATGTAATTAGCTACTGATACGGAACAATCAGACAAACTGAATTCTGGTACTCCGAATGTTTCTCGCACTTGGTACTTGAATACTGATTCCCAATAGTCTGGAACGTCTCCAGTGTAGGAACATAAGTCATTAATCAATGCAAATATTTTCTTGCGTTGTTCTGGGCTTATCTTCCTGTTATCTGCTATTTCTAGCTCCACTGTTGGTTGTTTTCCGTTGGCGTATCTATTTACCTTGAACGTGTTTAAATCTTCATCAAGTGCGATTTTAAGCACATTTCCTTGTACGCCAATCAACTTTCCAAACATTACTTATTAGCCTCGTTTTCGATAAGTCCTTTTAGGATCATGATTCCATCTTTTAACTTATCTTCTGACTTCGTATCGTTAGGAAACATTTTTCCAATTTGCTCCGTAACTTGAGCCTTTAATGTAGCTTTATCTGTTCCTAACGCCTTTAATGCTTTATTAAATAAATTGTTATATTCTAAAATCTCTGGGTTTGCACGTTCCTGTTGCCTCGGTTGTTGATAGTTTTGCTTGTAATTGTTTTGTTGATAGTTTCCTTTTGCTTGTGTTTTAAAACTTCCAGCGTTTCCGTCGTCGTCAACGTCTGAACTAACTCCAAATGCTGATGCTAGTTGATAACGTTTGGCGTATGTGATAGTAGATCCATAACCTTGTGGGGTTGCTTTTTCTGGACGTAATGCAAGAACTCCAGTAGTGAGGTATTGCCCACTTTCGTGAGTAATAATCGTTTCAACTCCAACATTACCGTTATCGTCGTTCTTAACGATTTGAGTATATGCAAGTCCTGTACCTTTGATACCTGCATCAATAGCATTTTGAACGCCCTCAAGCGTTACATAATTAGATTTAAAAAACGGATTCTTTGCGTCTTTCACTGGTTGCTTTAATTGACTTCTAAAAGCGTTCATACCTTTAAATAACTTGTCTAAATTTTCGCTTTGCATTATTACTTGTCCTCCTTAGGTTTCTTTATTGATACTGATACATAAGCCGGCTTAGTTACTGGATTAGCTCCGTCTACAACTTCGCCTGTTTCGGTGTCGATTACTTTATCTCCAACAACTGTAAGGCGTTTTTTCAAATCGCCTTTATATAATGTTGACTTAGTCTTAACTAAATCAGTTCCGTTGTACTTTTTGATTAACTTTTCTTCATCAAGTTCAAAATCTAACTTTTCCTTGTGGTTTACAAAATTACCAAATGGCGACTTCATTTTGAATTTAGGATTTACTTGTTTTTGACGTTCGTAATAAGCAAGCAAGGCGTTTTTAAGATTCTCAATCTTAAATTGTTCATACTTGATTTGATTTTCGTAAAATTCCTTAGTACGTTTGATTTTGTCTTGTAAATTTTTCACTTTTGCTTGTTCATCAAAGATTTGTTCAAAGGTTAATAACGCCTCTTCTGGTGATGAAATTTCATAAGCCTCTTTATAAGCTTCTTTTTCAATTTCAAAATCTTTGTCTAATCTATCTAACATTTTCCGTTTCCTCCTTGATTCCTAACTCACGTTCTAACCAACCTTGATTGTTAAGGTATTCTTGTCCTTTACATTCAAGGTATCTGTCATCTGGTATAGCTGTTGTTTCCTTGCCATATAAATGCTTAATAGCTTGATCTATTTCGTTTCTTTCCATTGTTTAGCTCCTGTGGTATACTTAAGATAAATTCAATTCAAAACTTCTTTAGTTTTGATTTATATCTTCTTGCAAGTCGGTTAATAACCGGCTTTTTTATTTTCAATCAAAGAAAGTTCCATCTTTGATTGCATCTACTATGCCATGTAATGTGTATCCACCTAAAACAGATAAGGCAATTAATACAATGTAGCTTGCTGTTGTTAATTCAATCATTGCTATCACCTCCTTTTTGTTTCTTCCATAACCTATAAAGATCTACGCTGCAGGCAAATGCCATACATGCAAATATTCCATAAATGCACCACATTTATTTGCCCTCCTTATATGATTTTCATTTGTGAGTTCTTTAAACTGATTTCACGCTTTAATGGATATGGTGGATACCAGTTTTCAATAAATTTGATTGCACTATCGAACTCATCACGTCTTAAGTCTTCGTAACGTGAAATTGTAAAGTTATCTTTTAAATCACGTTCCAAAGCTCTGAATACCTTACGTGTTAAACTTTTATCCTGATAAGCATCACTTTCTTTTCCGCCTAAAACTTCAACGGCTTTTCGATTTCTAGTAATCCATAATTTGTAACGTTGGTCTGAATTTATTTCTTGCTTGTTTTCGATCTCAATAATCTTTTCTTCAACTTTTCCAAGTCGTTTATTGATTCGTGTTGTTACTTCCATAGTTAAAGCAAGCTTTTCTTCTGGAGTTTGTGGTAGTTCTTGTCTTACGATTTTTTCCATCTTGTTAAATGCTTCAATGTACTTAAGCTTGAACTCCATAGCTTTAGAACCTGTAAAGCCCATAGCCAATAAAGTAAATCCATCTCTATTCATGTAGTACATTGGTTGTTGTTGATTTCTGCTATTCAAATAACTATCTTCAACAAACATTTTCTTCACTGCATAATTTTGTGCAGTGAGATTTCTGATTGATTTCATTACAACTCTATGTTCTTTTTCAAAAATTTCTGCTACCTTTAAGCTTGTTGTTACTAATTGTTGGTCGTGCATAATAACTAAATCTTTCATTTCAATTCCTCCTTATTTAATTCTTAAATCTGAAATAATTTTTAAAATGACTCGATTTCCTCTAGGCGTTATCTTTCGCCCAGTTAAAAAGTCGGACATGTCTTGTTTCTTGATACCGTATGTAACGGCTAATGAAGTAACTGAAATGTTATTTTCTTCAAGGTACTCCATGATTTTTTCTCTACCTGGCTTTGTTTCTGGCACTTTAATCACTCCTTTCTTAATTCCTACCCACCCACCCTACTAAGTAAGTTTTAAAGTAAGCTTTAAATAGAATATTTTTATGAAAAAATATTGACTACTAGCCCACAATAATGTACTATTAAAGCGTAGTTAATAAGCACAACAAATAAGAATTGTAATAAATCTTGGCGGAAATAATTATGTTCATATCGTTGCTTATTAACTGACAACTTAACTTACAAGAAATAGTATATCTCACAATAATGTGATAGTCAACAAAATTATCCAATTATTTATACTTTTTTTTCTTGTCTAGCTTTTTGGAAAGGATGTACTCTCCTTTTTATGAACAATATGTTATAGTTTAAATAATCCTTAGTGGAATTAAACTAACAAAGTCCTAGTTATTGCAATTAGGGCTTGCTTTTTTATATCTAAAATCAAAAAAAGCCTATTTTTTAATAATAGCAACTACTATGAACTATGCTATCGTTAAAAATAGGCTATTTTTTAATAATAATAACGTTCTAAATTTTGAAAATAATAAACAAAAAAAGCCTGCCAATTAAGGCAGACTCATTCTAAGATATAGACAACTGTATTATAGCATATATTATGTTATAATTGTTTTGCAGCAATTAATTGACTGACTTAAAAACTCCACCCAGAAATGAGTGGAGTTTATTTTTTATGGCAATTCATGAATAATGATTACATCACTTCCACAAAATGGACAGTAGCCAACTTCCTTATCGTTATCTAATGTAAATTTTTCTTTGCATTCAAAGCATTCATATTTCATTTTAAGCCCTCCTTAAATTGTTGGTATATATAATCCGGCATCTTGCATTTCTTTAACACTTGCATCATGCCATTCTTCTTTGCTTGTCTTACGTGTCAAAACTTTAGCATGTTTCAATAATTCTAAAGTTTTGATAGCATAACGTCTTA